CGCTAAGAATCGCCCACACCGCTGGCCGCAATGCGTTCGCCAGCGAACCATCCGATGCAACAGACCGCTCATTCGTATCGTTCATGTGTGCCGCCTCCTTTGTTCGCGGCTGTTGATCTCGCGTGTTATGCGTAAAAACCACTGCCCCCGTCCCATCGTCGCCAAGCCGTTGTCGGGCTGCGTGTCGCCTAGGGGCTGCCAGCCGTCCCGAAAACACTCCGTAGGGCGCGGAGCCGGTGCGGGCTGGCGTAGTGTTTTGTCGTCGCTTCGTCGTTTTTGCGACACGTTCGTCCCTTATGTCGCTGGCGGCGACAGCCGCTCCAGCAGGCCGCGCAGGGTGGCGGCCATGTGTTTCGATCCGCGCTGGCACAACGCTTCCACCCGGATCGCTGCCTGATGCACCGCCTCCCGCTCCGCGTCGGTCAGGACGGCAGAACCCTCTGTCCGTTTTTCTTTGAGCATAGGTTCCGTTACAGGCGTATGAGTTGTGCGGTCGCGCTCGCGGAGCATGGCGTCGGCCATCTGGTAGGCCGTGTACGCGATGTCGCTTGGGGTGTCCAAAGTCTCCTCGTCAATGCTGTCATTGGCGTGGACGAGAAGCCCCGTCAGCGCCGCAGCGGCGAACGTGTCGCGGTCAGTCATTGGTGGCCTCCCAGCCGCTCCAGCAGGCCGCGCAGGGTGGCGTGCCTCTCTGGGTTCACCCATACTGACGCCACCTCCAACGCCTCACGCTCCGCTTGTGTCAGGCACGCCACGTCGCCGCTGCGAATGACGCCATCCTGAAACCGCGTCAGCGACCGCAGCCGCTCGATCTCGGCCGCCGCCTCATCGGACAGGCTGTCTGGAACTTTGCCGCTGTAGGCCCGGTCACGCAGCCTGTTGACGATGTCGTCGCTCATCGAAAACTCTCCGCGTGATACCGACGCATCGTCATGCCGTGCGTCACCGTCCACGGCGGCCCGTTGGTCTTCTGGCCCAAGGCCAGCGCGACCATGTCGAAGCCGGCGGCGACGGAGAGCACGCACCCGCCTCCGAAGCGGCAGTTGACCTCCATGATCTTCCCGCCCCTGAACTGCACGTTGGCCGGGCCGACGATGCCAAGGTCGGTGGCGACGGCGGCGGCGTCGAGGATCAACGGTACTCCCTGCTCGGCAGGGAGTACCCTGGATTCAACCACCTCCCCGCCCTCGACGCGGTCGCGGCTGCGGGCCACGCCGCCCAGGCACTCGCCGCCGCGGAGGAACACGTCCACCGACACCTCGTCGCCTTCGAGGTAGTCCTGTATCACCCAGGCCGAACTCATCTCGATCGTCTCTGGACGGTTCAGGATCTTCGTCCCCCGCGCGCTGCGGCCGAACCGGGGCTTCGCAAACTTCGGATACCGGAGCATCGACGGCGTCGGATACAGGTCTGGATGATGCTCCTTCATCCAATTGGCGTAGTGAAGTTTGTCGTGGCAGAGCATCGCCACGTCGGCCGGCGGGCCGATGCACCCAGGAAGGCCGCCGCAGACCACCGTCGCCTCGTCCATTAGCGGGACGATGTGGGTGATATTTCTGCGTTCCACGAACGCAGAAATATCTTCCCCACATTGGGGGTCATCGAAGTCCAGCCCGACGAGCACCTCCTTCGCCACGTCGGCTATGGGCTGGTCGATGCTCGACTCGTAGGCGTACACCGCCGCGCCGCGCTCGATGAACAGCCTCGCCAGCCCGACGCGGCGGCCGCCGCCTACGAACAGCACGCGGCTTTTCTTAACTCTTGGCATACCTTCTCAACGTCCTCTCGGGTCAGGCCGCAGTGCGTTGGCAGCACCAGGCCATGCTTGTTCAGTCTGTGCGCGACGTAGTGGTCGCGGCTGCTGGTTCCGGCCAAGTGCGGGAACCGCGACAGCGGGTAGAAGATCGGCCGCGTCTCGATGCCGGCCTCCAGCAGCGCGAGTGCCGTCTTCTGCGCGTTCATCTCGCCGCTGTACTCCTTGACCACGGCGTAGGCCCAGCAGCCGTGCCGGTCGCTCTCGACGACGCCCTGTCGCTTGAACGTCTGCGGAAGCATCTCGTCGTACCAGGCGAACACCTGGCGGCGGTGTTCGAGGAACACTTCGAGCCGTTCCAACTGCACGCGGCCGAGGGCCGCCTGCATCTCCGTCATGCGGTAGTTGTATCCAAGCGCTTCGTGCCAGTAGCGCTTCGTCGCGGACTGCGCCTGGCCGTGGAGATGCCAGGCCCGCAGACCGACGCGGCCGTCGTGCCAGATGACAGCGCCGCCCTCTCCGGTCGTGATCGTCTTCGAGCCGTAGAACGAGAGGGCCGCCGCATCGCCGATGGCGCCGACCTCTCGGCCCATGTGCATCGCACCAATCGCCTCGGCGGCATCCTCGACGATGGCAATCCGGCGGCCCGTGCGGGCGTAGTGGTCGTCGCAGACGAGCAGCAGGCCGCCCACGTCGGCCGGAACGCCGTAGAGATGCACCGGGACGATCGCCCTGGTCTTCTTCGTGATCGCCCGAATGGCCTGGCCCACGTCGATCGTCCACGTCGTGCTGTCAACGTCCACGACCACCGGCTTCGCGCGGCAGTAGAGCACCGCGTTCGCCGTGGCGACGAACGTCGTCGCCGGGATGATCACCTCGTCGCCGGGCTGGACGCCGACGGCCAGCAGGGCCAGGTGCAGGGCCGCCGTGCCGCTTGAGACGGCCAGCACGCCGCGGACGTTCAACTGCTCGGCCAGCGCCCGCTCGAACCGCTCGCACTCCTCGCCGCGGGTGAGGTTCCCCGCCCGCAGCACGTCGGTGACGGCTGCGATCTCGGCCTCGCCGATCTGTGGCTCGCCGCAGCGGATCATGCCACGCCCTCAAGGAAGGTTCGCACGTCGCTCACAGAGCAGGCGACGGTCGTCCTGCACCCGACGCCCTCAAGTTGCCGCATCCGATGCACCTGAAGCCTCGTCGGTTCCTCGCCAGGACGCTTGAACTCAATCCAGTGGGCGCGGCCGTCCCTGATGCACAGCACGTCCGGTATCCCAGCCATCTGGTACTGATTGCCGTGGATCTTGATGACGAAGAAGCCCAGTCTTCGCGCCTCTGCCATTCCCTTGGCGACGATTGATCGCTCCGAGGGACGGCGCACGGCTAGTGACTGGCCTCCGAGAAGGCGTGATCGCGACGATGGAAGGCGTAGGCCGGCAGCGACCACTCGCGGCGGCCGGCGCAGCAGAGGCGACGAAGATGCTCCTCGTCCGACCACCTGGCCCTGACCTCGGCGGCGCGGGCCTCGATCTCCTCGATCGTAGGCGACTCCGGCTCGGCCTTCTTGTTGTTCCTCTCGAACGGCCGACGATCCAACTTGTAGCGAACCCGGAGAACATCAAGGCTGCCTCGCGACACGCCAAGCGTGTAGCACAACTCCGCGTTGGTCATGCTGCTGTACCACAGCCTGTGCAGTTCGGCCACGTCAAAACTCATGCGAGCCATATCAACCCTCCTTGGAAGTGCTGACGGAACCAAGACGCGCTGCCCACGCGAACAGCGTCAGGCCGAATGCGTTGCGATACGACGCATCCGGCAGTGCGAAGAGGTGCGGCATCGACCAGTTCCAGGCCAACTGAACAATGAACGACGCCGCCAGCAGAGACACGACTCCGATCAGGATCGCCGCCAGAAAATGAAACACAGCGTTCACGAACTTCTCGGCTTCGCGATCCATGTGCTCACCAGTAGCGAATGACCGCGTAGAACCCGCGACGGCCCCTGGCGACACCGATCTCGCGGGGCCGCAGTTGGCCGTAGAAGCAGCAGCGACGGACGGCGTCGTCGGCCGACACCGTCGAGAAGCCGATGCCCTCGCGGCACCGGCCCTGCCGGCCACGGTGACCAAACACGCCGGTGCGGGCCATGTGGTCGGCGTCGTCCTGGGCAGTGGTCGTGATCGTCACGGTCGTCGTCTGGGCCTGGGCGGCGGTGCCGCAGAGCAGGATCGAGAGAGCCAGCAGAATCGAACGCATGGGAGCCTCCTTGTGGGTGGGTGGCGTATTGTGGTGGCCTGTAGTCTGGCGGTCAATAGATATCGACGCCGTATTCATCAAGAAAGTGGTGCAGTTTCCCGCGGATGTCCTCGAAGGCTGCGTACTCTGCCTCACCTAACCCCCCGTGCTTCATCTGGCCGCGCAGGTAGTGGTCGATGCTCTCCAGCACGTTTTTGTAGTCCTGGCCGTGGAGTGCCGCCTTGTGCTCGTCGTCCTCCTCGGGCAGATCAAACCGCATCGTCACTTTCATCTTCGTACTCCTTGAGGACGTAATCGTTCAGCGCCTTCGCGAACGTCGCGATCGACTCTCCGACCATGAGGGTCGCCATCGCCAGCCCCTTGGCCCCATCGGCGTCACAGACGGCCGCCGTGGCCTTGCACGACTCGACGACGCTACGCAGGGTCTGCTGCATGGCTACCAGGCGCATGAGGATGTTGGTTTCTGTCATCACATCATCATCCCTCTGATGACGGCCTTGATCCGCTCGACATCTTCCGGCGGCAGGCGGCTCCATCCGATCTCCCTGGCCGCATTCTTCACTATCTGGTCGTCGCCGTAGCCCAGTTTGTCGGCGTGGATGACCATCGCCCCGATCCACTCCTCAAGCCACTGCACCCTGGCCTTCAGGCGGTCGAGCCGCCGCCGCAGCCTCGCGTTGCCGCGAACCTGACCGCGCAGTTCTTGAAGATACGTTTTCATCGCTCAAGCCGCCCTACCCGAGTCGAACGGGGTTTCACCTAGAGGTGCGTTTTTCCGTGTCCGGTGGCTGCCGCCGGCTCCAAACTATCGGGCGTGTTTCTACTTCATCGACCGCTCAAGGGCATCGAAGTCGAGGCCGTCAACCCGCGGCCAATCCGCGCCGACGCGCAGGATCTTCGGCCTCGCGCCGGCCCGCTCGGCGTTGAACGCCAAGACCGCCTTGGCCGAGTACGCGCTGCGAGTCTCGTTTGTGAGCGGCGAGGTGATCAGCGACTCGCGCAGGCGGCAGAACGGCCTGCCCATGTCCCTGGAGCCGTTCGCCAGGATGTCGGAGAAATCAGACGCCAGCGACTTGTCCACCAGACTGAAGACGTAGTGCAGAGCGTAGCCGTGCTGCCCCCGCATGAGCCGCTGGCCGCCCATCGCGCTGATGCTGTCGAAGATGCCTGGGTGGGCTTCGAGCACGCGGGTCACCAGCACGGGCGTTGCCTTCCGCACATGGTTGGTCGCACACGACCCGGTCAGGAACCCGCCGTTGTCAACGAATGCAAGCAGAGCCTGAACCGCGCTCGCCACTTTGTTCGCACTCGCGATCCCATTGATCCCAAGGATGTCGCCGGTGCTGCGCGTCGAGCCGGTGTCGATCGTGTCGAAGGCGTCGGAATCGATGCCGAACACGACCATCGTGTCGAAGGCGACCCCGGACTTCACGCACGCCAGCAGCCTGTGCTGCCCGTCGAGGAGCCGGCCGTCCGACGAGAAGATGATCGTCTCGCCGTTGAGCCTCATGTCACGCGATGCCATGATCTGCGACAAGACCGTGATATGACGTTCGGACACACGCCTGTTTCTGACGTTCTGCTCCAGCATCAGTTCTGCCAGCACCGGCGTGACGTGGACGATGTAGGCGCGAACCTTCTGGTACATGCGCGACGTGGCGGCGTGGCCCTCGGCGGCCAGGCTCTCGATGTCGCTCTCCGCTTCCCAACGCTCGGCAGACGATCCTTTCGCAAGCACTGCGCGATTCATGTCTCACTCCTTCGACAATGGAAACCACTTTGCCGGACGGCAACGCGCCGCCGGCCAACTAACCAGCCGACGTGTTGATGTAGATCGGCCCGTTCGGGCCGACGTAGCAGCAGTAGGTGTTGAACTCCAGATACTCCTGGGCCTCTTCGTGCGTCATACCGTCGCGCTTCATCAGCACCTCGACGCACTTCGCAGCGTCGTAGACAGCGACGTGCGGCATGTGCGTGTTGATCGTGTAGCCGACGAGGGCGTCCTCAAGGCCGTCTGCCAGGAGGGCGTCGGGGTTGGCTACGGCGAGGTCGTCCTTGATGCTCATCCCCGCCCAGCACCTTCCTGCATTTGCTTGAACGCGGCGAATGCCTTGCCTCTCGACGTGGCGGTGATCGACGGGTACGAGACGACGACGGCAGAGACAGCCGTCCGAAACTCTTCGTCTGTCGGCAATTCCTGGCCCGCCTCAAGGCCGTCGGCGACCAGTTTCAGGAACATCGTCGTGTCGTCGAAGGCGATGCCCTCGACCAGACCCTGCTGAACGCGGTCGGCAATCGCCAGCGCAACCCAGGCCGACAGGAACACCGCCCGCTCGGCACCGTAGAGGTCAATGAGGTTCGCCATCAGTCATCCAAGATGTACGGGAGGAACGTCGCATACGTCGCCGCGCCGACGAGCGAGAGCAGGAAGGCGACGTTGAGCCAGATGTGAATAGAGGAGGTCACTTCTGCGCCTCCATCGGCCTCGCTACCAGTTCGTCGCGGACGATCTTGACGTTGTCCGGTGCCTTGATGGCAAGGCGCACCTGACCGTCCACGATCCGCGTGACCATGATGTCGATGTCTTCGCCGATGCGAATCCGTTCGCCGCGGCGGCGTGAGATGACGAGCATATACGGCTCCTTCCGTTGTCGTGGTGCGTAGCCTAGAGGCCGCCGGACATGCGGTCAAGATGTTTTCCGCACGCCTCGCGGACGGTCGGCCGTGGGTGGCTCTGGGCGGCCCAGCGGAGGTAGTCGAGGCCACGCGGCTGGAGGGCTGCCTGGGCTGGCGTCATGCCGGCGAACCGGCCATCCCTAAATAAGAAGGCTTTTTCTACAGGTTTCAGATGCCCCTTGATGGGCCGCGTCCAGCGCGCGCAGCCGCAGAAGCAGCACTCCACCAGCCATGCCGGCTCCATCGCTCCCAGGCCGGACAGGTCGTGCTGCCCCTCCTCGATGATGTCGTGGGCCGTGCCTTGACAGTTCTGGTCAATGCACTCGACGCCCTCGTCGAGCCGTCCGAGGGCAGGGGCGGCCGCCGGAACGACGGTCGCCGTTGAAGGCGAGGCCGCTGCCACGACCGCCGCTGGCTCGGCCTTCGGCTTCTTCGGCCGGCGGTTGCGCGTCGGTTCGTCGGGCGAAACGTCGAAAAGCGTGCTCATATGTACAACTCCGCAGACGATCGGATTTTCGTAGCAAGGAGACGTAATTCACTTCGCAGCCACTCCCATGCCTCATCACTTGCCTGACCGGCCTCAAATGCAATTCTGCCGTAATATTCTTGGGAATAGTTGTCTGGACTGTCAGGCTTCCTGTCTGGAATCCTGGCAGCCATTGCCGTCAGGATGTCCGCGAATGCTTCGGCGCGTCCTTGCAAGTCAGCATCTGCTATGTCTTCGAGGATCTCTTCTAGCGTCATAGCGGGAATTCCATCCTGTACTTCTCGCGGGGGTCGTGGGCGATGACGAGCCGCCGCCTGGCCCGCGTCACGGCGACGTACTCGATTCGACGCTCCTCGGCATACCGCGCCGGGTCGTCCAGTTCGCTCTGGCTGATGCGGTGGCCCTGGCTCGTCAGCACGACGACGTTGTCGGCCTCTTGGCCTTTGACCGAGTGGATTGTGCCGATCCGCACCTTCGGCTTGGCGACGACCTCGATGCCGTACCGCTGCGCGGCTGCGTACCACTTCGACCCGCCGTCTGGCAGGCCGCTCCACTTGCCCGTGGCAATCGCCCCGCGGAGGTCTTCGGTCGCGCCGACGGCGCCGAGATCCTCGGGGAAGAGGAGGTCGTACTGGTTGGCGAGGTTGCGGTTCCAGGCCGACTTTGAGCCGCGCACAAGCCACGTCCGGCCGTCCGTAGTCTTGGAGGGTAGGATATCGATCGCATTCCCCCACTCCTCGGCGGTCGCCGGCTGCCCGTGCTGGAGTTTCCACAGGGCCGCCATGCCCATGTCGCGGTTGTAGGCGCCCTGCTTGGCCTTCACGCGGCGGAACGGGATGCCAACGTCGTCGAGGATCGCGGCGATCTTGCTGACATTCCGGTTCGTCCTGGCGATGACCAGCGTCTCCTGCCGGGGGTCGATGTCGGCCAGGTCGTCCTCGAAGTTGTCGCTCTCGATGACCTCGCCGTCGTGATCGGCCGGTGCGATGCCTCGATCCCAGTAGTCGTCGCCGAGACGCTGGAGGCAACGCTCGCCGAGGGCCAGGATCGGGGCAGGGCAGCGGTAGGACTTCGGCATCACCGACTGCTTCGCCACCTCCCACGACATGAAATACTCGCTGCTGGCTCCAGCCCATGAGTACAGAACTTGGTATGGGTCGCCTACGAGCCATGCCCACTTGCACGACTCCCCCGTCACCAGCCTCCGGCAGGCCAGGTCGAGCAGGCGGCTGGCGTCCTGCGCCTCGTCGAAAATCCAGCCGACGACGCCGTCCGGCACCAGCCCCTCGGGCGTGCCGAAGATCGGCCCGGTCGCCGGGTCGTGCTTCACGCCCACGAACCGGGAGAGCATATCGGTGAAGTCGAGCCGGGCGTCGAGCCGCTTGGCCGTCTCGTATGCCTCGATCCGCTTCACAACCTCGTCGGCCGACGGGGCGTCGGGCGACTGATCCGCCTCTACGACCTGTCGCAGCGGCAAGACCATGCTCCTGGCGACCGACCAGTAGTTCAGGGCCGCCGCCGCCACGGGGTCGCCCGTGTAGACCGCCACGCCCCCCTCGTCCTCGTCGAAGGTGGCCTGCACGTCGCTCCCAAGGGCTTCAGACACCCACTTGTCGTCTTCCTTGCCTCCACCCAGCACCTCGCCCTTTGACAGCCCTAGGACGCGATACGCAACGCTGTGGGCCGTCCTGAACCAGCCGGCCCGCTCCAGATCGGCCTGGGGGACGTTCCACGCCGCCGCCGCCCGGCCGGAAGCCTCGGCTCGGGCCGCCCTGGTGAAAGATGAGAAGCCTAGGGCAAATGGGTTGCCTGCGACCTCTGGGCGATCCATCGCCTTCTCCATGATGCCGATCATCATGGTCGTTTTGCCCGTCCCGGCCCCGCCAATTGCCCGCGCTGCCTGCATTGCCTATCCTCCCAAAAAAGTTACCGTCCACACTTAAACCCTTGTATTTCAAGCACTTACGCACGCCAAGACGCTTGGACGGTGCGCTGCCTCGCAAACGCCGTCCACTCTAAGTGCCTGTCAGCATTGGACTTACGTCGAGTGACGGCGTGACGCTCCGCATCGACTCGATTTTCAAAAAATCCGAGTCGGAATCTGCCTTCCCTTGCTGATCGCCGTCCTCGCCCGCCGCCAGCCGCTCCAGGGCGTCGATCCACGGCTTCGTGAAGACGACGTACTCCATCCGGCCGGTCTGGAAGCGGTGCCGCTTGTGGTCGAAGTCCTGCTGCCCGACGGCGTCCAGCAGCCTCGCCCTGACCCGCAGGCGTTCGCCGGAGGCCACGTCGGGGTGCGTCCGGGCGATGTCCTCCCAAATCTTCCCCCACTGGAGCCACAACTCGTCGGGCGTCACCCAGCAGGGGCGGCCGGACTCGTTCGGCTCCGGCTTGTCCTCGTCCTTGGGCTTCGTTGCCTTTTTGAGCACCTGAAGGACGTAGCCGGCCAACTGGGCGTACCGGAGGCTGGAGGTGCCGACCTGAATCTCGTCCTGCGCGTTCATCCGCTGGACGAGTTGCTCCATGAGGCCGGGGATGCTTTGGCCGCCCGTCCTCTTGCTGGCGTCGGTTCCCTTCCACACCGACACCCACTTGCCGCTGTCGCCGTCGAGGATCACCCGGCGGGTGGCGAGGAACACGGTGCTCGCCACCTTCGCCGCCGACCGGAAGGTGTCGAACGACATATGGATGCGACCCTTGCACGGCGTTGACTTCCACGCCGGCACGACGAGCACGACCTCCGGTGGGTCGCCCTGCACCATCTGGATCGACCAGTTCCCCGGCCGGTAGCCCTGCACCTCGCCGACCTGATACCGCTCCAGGCCGTGCGACTCCAGGCCGCCGACCGGCGGCGGCGCCTTGCCGCGGCCAGCCTCCTGGGCCTCCTGCGTCACCGCCTTCTCGGTCAAGTCCTTGCCGGTCGCCGACCAGCCGCTCTCCAACTTCCGCCGGTAGTGCTCGAAGCATGAGTTGACGACCGACAGCACCTCGGACGGCGACTTGGCCGGGTCGATGTACTTCTCGTTGGCGTCCTGAATCTCCTTCGTGATCACCGCCCGCTGCTCGGAATCCAGCGGGTCGATGGTGCGGACAATCTTGTGCCACGACCAGAGCAGGAGGGCGCGATGCCGCCCCTCTCCGTCCTTGACCTTGCGAAACACAAGCGGCCCCTGATACGTCGAGCCGCCGGCCGCCGACTTGCCGCTGGTGTAGTTGACGATCTGCAACAGAAGGTTCTTTGGTGGCTTCACCGGGGCAACGTCGTCAATGGACAGCCCAGGCTTCCACTCGTAGCGGACGCCGGAGTAGTGCCACGACGGAGGCAGCACGCTCTGAATCTGCGATCCGCCGCCACCGACGCGGCACTCCAGGCCGCCCGGTTCGGCCTTGGAGATGTTCGAGACGGCGTCGTCAAACAGCATCAGTTGGTGCGTCGAGCGGCCACTCGTCCACGACGGAGTGGCGAGGTCGCTCAACCCCAGCGACTCGCGGAATGCCTTGCCCTCCGGCGTGTCGTCCTCGCAGTCGATGAAACCGCCTTCAGGCCCGAGGACGACGCCGACGTTGAACGGCACGCCGTCGTCCCAGGCCAGCAGGTCATCCTCGTCGCGGGCGTAGGCTTCGCCCCACGCCCGGCCTACGGGGTGCTTGCCGCAACTCCGCTCCTTCGAGCGCCCGACGGCGCACTCCGGCTCGTCGCAGGTGCAGCGACCGTCAGGGTAGATGCCGTGGAGGCGGATGATCCGCAGCCCCTTGGACAGGTACAACGCGCACCACTTGAACGTCTCGTTGAAGTCAAACTCGAATGCCATGTGCTAACTCCGTCTAGCGACTACCAAACTTTCGATCCATCGCAATCCTCGCGCCGTCGATGACGCCGCGCCGCTCGCTCCAGATTTTGTTTGTGCCGTTCATCACGAACAGCAGTTCGTCTGGCTGTATCTCGCCGACTCCGAGACGCCCCCAGAAGCGGACGGCAAACGCTGCTACGTTTTCGCTCGACGCTCGCTGCCTGTAGTGCGAGAAGCCGTTGTATGAGAACACCTGAACGTACCCGTGGCCGTCGAAGTTCGTCTCCGCGTAGTCGTGGCACTGCGCCCACCACTTCGTGTAGTCCTTGATGTCCACGCTCGGATTGAATCCGTTGAAGTTCTTGAACTCGATGCCCAACTTGGGCGACTTCGTCTTCCAGCCAGAGTCGTCGATCGGCGTGATGATCGCGTCGATCCTCATCCTTTTGCCGCTCCAGTGCGTCCCAGATACCTCTTCGTGTATGTGGAAGTACCGCGAGAGCCTGTCGAGAACCTTCCTCTTCACAGACGACTCGTCGCCGACTGCCTTCGCGGCCTCCTTCATGCACTGGTAGGCGATCTCGTAGATGTCGCCGACGCTCTTGGGCTGGCTGCAATTCTCCTCGTTAAACCTGCGGAGGTGCGTCAGCAGCGACTCAAGGACATCGATGGAGTCATCCTGCATGAGTTGCTTTGCGAACCGCACGCCCTCTTCGCGAAGCGCCGTATGCCTGTCGCCGAGTGCAATTGATCCGCCCACCGCTCACCTCCATGCCTGTGTTAAAGAACCCCCGCCGGGCCGGCTCGCGCTCGGCCCGGCGGGGTGTTCACGCCCGCCGCCATGCTGGGAAAGGGAGAAACAGCAGAGGGTCGGACAGACTTCCGGTCGTTACGCGCCACGCACCGGCTGGGCGACCGGCTCCTGTGCGGAGTGTGGCCGCCGGCCCGGCACTTGGATCACTCCTCGTCGTCGCCGCCGCGGGTGACGACCGCGCCGGCCGGCGGGGCGTTGAACATCGCCGTCAGCGAGTCGTGGTAGACCCGCTTGGAGACGTTGCCCTGCTCCTCGCTGATCACGCCGACGAGCCGCGGCACGATCTGGGAGTACGGCTGGCCGCCCGTGCTCTTGACCTTCGTCAACTTCAGGCCGACCACGCACTCCCACGGGAACGACGGCAGCCGCTTCTGAAACGGCAGCCAGTTCCGCAGACTTCCAGGCCCGACGCTGACGAGGATCGGCCACGTCTCGCCCTCGCGGAGGATGGCGAGGACGCGGGACTCCTTGACCTTCTTCCCGGCTCCCTTGCCGGCCCCGTAGCCGAACTCGGGGCTGGTAGACAATGCCGCCCAGTCGTAGCGGCGGTCGCCGATACGGTACTTCTCCAGGGCGGCCGGCGAGATATCCCCGAGGGCCACGTCGTCGCTCGTCCGGTAGCCGATGAGCAGATCGTTGCTCACCAGCACCGGGCGCATGTCCGACGGGTCGTCCTTCGGCCACAGCACGCCACGCTTGCCGATGGCGACCAAGAGGCCGACGATCTCGTCGGTGCTCTCGGTGTTGCCGTTGGCGTCGATCTGCCACGTCGTCGCGCCGCCGGCCGGCGTCGGGACGCGGATCAAGTCCTGCTCCGTCATCGGCTCGCCTTCGAGGTTGGCGGCGATGATCTGGGCCTGCCGACTGTTCGGCGCGAGGGCCGGGTAGTCGATCGTCTTCACATTCGTGCTAATCGCAGTGCTCATGGCTTTCTCCTTGAGCGGAACCGATCCATCAACCGGCCGCCGGCAACACGCCGGACGGCCACGCTTCTCACCCGACCGTCAGGTGCCGCAGCACCGGCCGGACGTACTCGCTGACGAGGCCCGCGAACGGCGTGCCTTCGGCCCACGGCTGGCGGGCGTCCCTGCCCGCCTCCGTTGCCAACTCCTTCAGCAGGCTCTTGAGCCTGGAGGTGTTGACCGACAGCAAGGTGTCCCCCTTGCCGACGGTTCGTGCAGCGGCGAGCACCGCATCCGTACTGCTCGCCGTGGCGGATACCGAGTGCTCCCACTCGATTCGCCAACTCCGTCCCGCAGCCCGAACTCCGTCCAGGCGTCCTGCCGCCATCTCCTCGACGGCCAGCGCGGCCAGCGCATCCCGTCGCTTGCCCAAGTCCTTGATCTCGGCCTCCAGCGCCTTGACCTTCGTGTCGATCTCGGTGATCTCACCGAGAAGCGGGCCGAGCGTTGAGGCGTTGCTTGTATCCAACGAGGAGTTCATCGACGACTTCCTTTCGTTCCCTGATGGCCTTGTGAACCCGGCCGTCCACCGTGGAGCGGCCGTTGATCGTGGCGGTAAGGTGATAGATGTGCGTGTGCTTCGCCTGACCAGGGCGGTGCAGCCGGGCGACGGCCTGCTCGTACTCGGCGAGGCTGTAGCCGAGGCTGTAGAACCAGCAGTATGAAGCGCGCGTCATATCGACGCCGATGCCGCCCGACTGGATCTGACTGACGAGCACAGTTGTAGTGCCTTGCTGCCAATCGGCCAACTGGTTTTTCTTCCCCGACAGTTCGCTGGCTGGGCGGTCAAGTTTGCGGCAGACTTCGAGCACAGCGGCGATGTCGGAGGTGAACCGGGCGAAGATGACGACCGGCTCGTCTGAAGGGAGATCCTCCAGCATATCACGCAGCACCGCGGCCTTGGCGGGATTGTCGGCGATGAGTTGCGACACGTCGTCGTCGTCGAAGCGGACGTAGCCGCCGCATATCTGCTGGAGCCGCAGGAGTTGCACCAGGGCATTGGCGACCGTCACGACGCCGGATTCGCAAACCGCGCAGAACTCGTTTTCCACCTCGCGGTACAGCCTCGCCTCTGCCGGGGACAGTTCGCAGGCCACGTCGTCGTAGGAGATCGGGGGGAGGTCGAGAACGTCCTTGGACTCCACGCGGTGCGTTGTGGCGGCGATCTTTGCGTGGGCTTGCGGGAGATTGCGATACCCTACGACCCAGTTCTGTCCGGCGGCGATGACGGCGTAGGTGGCCTTGTGGATCGTGAACGACGTGCCGAAGGTCGGGCAGTCAGGTGCCTCGATCGCCCGGTAGATCGCCCAGGCGTCGAGCACGCTGTGCGGGATCAGGGTGCCGGTCAGGCCGAGTTTGCGGGCCTGTGGGTTTGCCTTCGCCATCCTGCCGGCCCAGCGGCTGGTCACGCCGGAGGGCGACTTGAGCCGGTGAATCTCGTCCCAGACAAGGGCCGTCCACTTGGTCTTCTCGACCGCCTTGATCCGCCACACGCTCTCGTAGTTGCACACGACCAGCAGGGGAGAGGTGTCTGCCAGGGCGGCCAGCAGCGCCTTTTCCTTGGCCGCGGACGTACCCTTGTCGAGCGGCACGACGCGAACGTGTGGACACCAGAGTCCGACCTGTTTCACCCAGGCCGCTATCACGGCCTTCGGGCAGCAGACGAGAGCCTTGAGCGTGCCGTCGGCCGCCAGGTCGCGGAGCAAGACCTCGATGGTCGTGCGGGTTTTCCCGCTGCCCATGCCGTGGTTGAGGATCGTCCGCCGCCGCGGGAACGCCCACGTCACGGCCTCCTCCTGATGCTTCCACAGCGCCACGGCGATCCTCCTTGACGGCCGGAGAATCTATCGGACGCCTTGGCTACAGGTCAAGAGACTTTTTTCCGCGGCCGTCCCTTCTTCGTTCCGGCGGCCTCGGCGGCCCGAATCGCCTTGACGTTCTGCTGGCAGGAACGCCGCGAGACGATGTAGACGCGACTGGTGGCGCCCCGAGGGTTCCACGCCACTCGCCCCATGATCGAGCCTGATGAGATGAGGCGGGGGACGAAGGAGGCGTGAACGCCCAGCACCTTGGCCGCCTCGCCCAGGCCGATCGCGTCGTCGAAGTCGATGTGCTTCTTGATGTCCTTGAGCCGCCGCAGCGCCTCGGGCCGATGTTCGAGGTTTGACCTCGGCCGCCGCTCCGTCTTGCCGCCGCTGGCCCGATACTTTTCGTCGTACTCGGCCCAGTTCGCCTCGCACTCCTGGGCGCTGTAGATCGCGTAGTTTCTGGTCGGGGCGTCGGTGTAGGCACTCTCGACGATGATGTGGGCCGACAGCAGCCCCTTTTCCACCATTTTTCTGGGCTGCGTGTAGTGAACTCCCATGAGGGCTGCCGCCTCAAAGGAGCCGATCGCATAGGGCCGCATAGTTTGCCTCTCCGGGGTAAGTGTCACGCCCGTAAATCATTGGCTTTTCTGCCGAAGTTGACAATTCGAGTGGAGGCGGCAACAGTTGAATGCCTCTGACGGAATAACCCGCAAGGAGGCATGACGATGGTATGGGTCGCGTTGATTGATTGGATTGACGGAGACGTGGAGGACACTGACGAGTTTGTGGTGCAGGCGAGGTCTGCCAAGGAGGCAGAGAGGATGGCCCGCGCCATCTGGGTCGCTAAGTTCAGAATGACCTATCCACGCTGTCGGATTACGAACATTTTTTGTCGCCCGCCACATGACGTGGGGGTGTCGTAGACGCATGGAGGTGGCACCTTGTTGGGGGTTTGCCACCATGACACTGCAACAGTTTCTTGACGACGTGTACGCGCCGTTGAAGGGCGTGAGTGATAGGACGCGGTCGATCTACCAGATGACGATCAATCCGTTCGCCAAGTACCTCGGCAGACCGCCGACTCTTGACGATCTGGAGGAGGTGACCGTGGCCCGCTTCCTGGCGCATCGCGTCAGGCAGCGGGCTGCGGCGACCGCGGCGAAAGACCGCAGCCAACTGCGTGCGCTGTGGGAGTTCGCCGCTCGCCGGAAACTGGTGGACACTTGGCCGGCGATCCCGTTGATTCGCGTTCCCCGCCGTGTGCCGGAGTGCTGGCTGACTGAAGAGTTTCAGCGTCTCCTAGTCACGGCCGGGGAGGAGAAGACGATGCTCGACGGCATCCCGGGTGGCCTGTGGTGGCGGGCATTGCTGCTTCTCGCCTACGACACTGGCGAGCGATGCACTGCCATGGTCAGCATCAGGTGGCGGGCCGTGAAGGGCGGCGCTGTGTTGTTCATCGCCGAGGATCGCAAGGGTCGTCGAGCCGACGTATACCGCGAGATCAGCGAGACGACGGCCGCGGCGCTTGCGGCCATCCGCGGCGACCGCGGGCCTGACGACCTCGTCTTCCCGTGGCCCAGAGGCCGCTCATACCTCTGGAAGCGGCTGGAGATCATCCTGAAGCGTGCCGGGCTGCCCGCCGGGAGGAAGGACAAGTTCCACAAGATCCGAAAAACAACCGCCTCATACTACGAGGCCGGAGGCGGGTCGGCACAGCGGCTCCTCGATCACGCCAGCCCGCAGACGACGCGATGCTACCTCGACCCGCGCGTGGTCAAGGGGAAGGCGGCGCCGGATGTCATTCCGAAGGTGGGGTAGCCCTACAGGCTTGCCGCCTCGCGGAACGCTTGATCGATTGCCGCTTCGTCCATGTCGAGGGCCGCAGCAAGCGGCACCAGCATTGGGTGCGAGCGTTCGACGTAGGGGGCGTACTCCCACTCGACGCGAACCATGTCCCGCGTCCGTTGGTCGGGGATCGCGTCGATGGCGGATTCGACGGCCGCCAGCAACACGCCGTGGGCGACCAGCCAGAGACGAATCTGCCTTGCCGTGACCGACGCAGGCACGGGCGTCGGCTCCTCGGGCGCACGCACCCAGCCGTCGGGGAGTTCCGATTCAGGGACGGCCGTGCATCCTTCGGGAGGAGCCCACGTTTCGGGAACGTCGTCTCGCACGAACGTCACCACTTGGCCGAGCGAGTTGAGGATTGCGATTGCCATGTTCAGTACCACACCGTGATTCGCACGATGCCGTCGCCACCGTTGCCGCCAGCGCCCGAGTTGCTTCCGTTACTGCTCGCGCCGCCACCGCCGCCACCGCCACCGGGGAAAGCCCCGTTGCCGCCTGTCCCGCCGGCACCGGAAGGATTCGCGCCGCCGCCGCCGCCGCCGTGGCCGCACCAGCCGTAGGTCGGCCCGTTGCCGCCGGCACCTCCGGTCGCACCGCCGCCGCTGCCGCCAAACGCCGTCCCCGAGTACGGCGAGATGCGACCGCCGCTGCCGCCAGCGCGGGCATTGTTGGAGATGTCTAAGCCTCCACCAGCGCCACCGCCTGACGGGGCGTTCGCCGCCTCGCCCCCGGATGCACCTGCCGCACTTGTCGAAGAAGCACCGCCAGAGGAGCCGGGAAACATGGCAAAGTTGCTGCCGCCAGCGCCCGCAGCCGTCGTGCCAGCCGCCCCTCCACCAGCGGCGTTCCTTGCCTGACACAGCGCTGCAGCAAAACTCCCACCCGAGTAGTAGACGGCGGAAGTATTGCCAGACGATCCGGGGTTGCCGTTCGTGTTGTCCGCTGTCACCGCCGACCCACCGCCACCGCCAGCGCCGACATCAATCGACAGGCTTAGTGAAGTGAGCATGGCGGTAAAAAGACTCACCTCCGCACGCCCGCCGCCGCACCCGCCGCCGCCACCAAATCGCTGTTCGTTCGTCGCCCCGCGTCGGCCGCTGCCGCCGCCGCTGCCGCCGCCGACGCATTCGATGGTGATTCGCTTGGCGGCCGACGGCACCGACCATCCCCACGCCCCGGAAGACCCCGTCGCACCGGAAGGCGCGGACGACCGCGTGAACTCCAACACCTCCGCTTTCGTGACGGTCACCGCGCCAGTGCTTCCGTCCACACTCGTCACCGGTGCGGCGGCATACGTCTGGTCGCCGCGCAGAAACGTGGACGAAGATGCCGTTCCGCTGCCCAGCCTGGCCGTGGCGATGGTGCCGCTGGTGATGTCGCTCGCCGCGTGAGTGTGCGAGGCGAGCGACACGGTGCCGCTCGAAACCGACAGCCCAGAGCCAACGATCACGCCTCCGAGTGTGGTGGTCGTGGCGTTGGGCAGCGTGTATCCAGCAGACGCCGAGATCACGCCGTTGCCGTCGATGCTGATGCCGCTCCCGATCTTCACGCCACCGAGAACGCTGCCCGTGGCGGTCGGCAGCGTGTACGCGGCCGGGATCGTCGGCTTGCCCGTCAGGTCTGCATAACTTCCGGTATACGCAACTGTAGCCAGGCCGTCGATATGTATCTGTCCGACGCCGCTGCCAAACTCAAACGAATCAGCGGCGATGATGAATCCGTTGGCGTCCGTCAGCAGGATTTTTCCGGCATTGTCCCCCGATATTTTGCCGTCGTTCGTGATGTTGCCGTGCGTGTGTGCCGACGGAGCGAACGTGGACGGCACACCGGACAGGGACGAGTAGGCCACCGCCGGGGACGACCCGGCCGTCACCCGGCCGTAGGTGTCCACCGTGACGCTGGTGTAGGTGCCGGTCGAGACGCCGCTGGCCGGGAGCCTCGCTGCGGCGAGCGTCCCGGTGAGGTCGGCAGCCGACCCGCTGGTCGCCACCGTGGCGAACGTGGGCTTGTTTGGGATGTTCGCCCAATCGGTGCGGTCGAGGTCGAGGTGCCTGCTCTGGCAGAGTTTGTAGGCCGTGATTGGGGCGATGTCGGCGGCGTTCGTGCCGGTTGTCGGCCCGCCACCGAGAACCCACGCCGCCGACAACGTCGGGAACGCGAGCAGCGACACCGTCATGCTGGTGCCGCCGGTGCCGTTGGGCGCGTTGAGCGACGGGTTCGACGCCGTCGCTCCCCAGCCGACGATGCGGTTGGCGGCGTCGATCAACGCGACTTCCAGCGACGAGTAGGTGAGCGCGCGGCCGGGGTTGTCGGTGAGGTACTGCGCCGCATTTGCCGACACGTCCACGGCGACAGACGTTGCCGGGTACTGCATCGTCGCCAACGTCCCGAGATCGCACGCCGCGGCCCCCGGCTGCCCGTAGGTAGGCGTCGTGAAGAACGCCCCGGAGTTGAACTGAAGGACACCGCCGACATGCACGGCACGCACCGGGTACGTCACCGTGAACGGCAGCCGCGGGAAGTCCAGCGTGCCACTGACGATGCTCGACGCGGCGTGGGTGTGCGACGTTGCCGCCTTGCCGTCGAGGGCGTCCTGAAGCCCGGTCACAGTCGAGATGGCTTGCGTCCCGGTGTGGTTCGCCCTCGCCGTTGCGTCCACGTTCTGGACATTACCAAGCCCCACCATCGCCTTCGTGACGCCGCCGACGGTGCCGGTGAACGTGGGATTGTTGATCGGTGCTTTCGCCGCCAGGCTGTTCGTCACCGTCGTGGCGAACGAGGCATCGTTGCCGAGGGCCGCAGCCAACTCGCCGAGCGTGTCCAGGGCGGCGGGCGACGAGTTGACCAGGGACGCGACGGCCGATGAGATGTCGATGGTGCGGGCGATGTTGCTCGACAGCCTGGCATCGGGCAGCGTGCCGCTGGTCAGCAGGCTCGCGTTGGTCGTGGGCGGCGCGGCGGCGACGACCGCCGTCGTGAAGTCGGTGATCTGCGATGCCGTGTGCGTATGGCTTGCTGCCGCATATGTCCCAGGAGTTACAACGAGGCTGCCGCTGGACACCGAAAGGCCAGAGCCGACGGACAGACCAATTGAAGCGGCCGTCGATGTGCCGGAGTTTGTGAGCGGCGCGGCAACAGACACAACGCCGCTACTCCCCGTAGGCCCGACGCCTCCGCTCACGGCCACGTCAATCTGCGTTTCGCCTACGGAAACAGATATCTGCTCGTTTGACGCTTTTGCTTCTATTGGCATCACAGCGCCTCAACAAAGCCAGTCAGTGCTGTACGGACGGCGTTGCCTTGCGTCCAGACAAACTTCCACTGATACGTCCCGCGTGCTAGGGCCAGAGTTTGCGTCGATGTCAGCGAGACGTTGACCTGGCCGTTCGACGCCGACACGACAGAAGATGTCAGAGCCGCGACTTCTGCGCCCGTCACGACAGAGACAAGCGAGGCTGCAAACGTGTAGCCAGTCAGGTTGATGCTAAAGTCGAGCAGCGAAGAAAACGAGTCGCCGCGGACGAACGATATCGGAAGGTTTCCTGGGGTCTGATCGTATCCCATCAGTTACCCCCCCCTGCGATTGCCTTCGACGTACTCTCTGACAAGCACTCGCATTTCGTTGTGTCCCTTGGAGAGTTCCCCAAGAGCCTGTGCCTGCTGCCGCTGCACGTCGCCGATTTCACGCAGCGTCTCGCTCGTCGTTTCGAGGAACTCGACGTGACTCCGCACGACTGGCTGTAGCACAGTGCCGTGAACGGCAATCGCTGCCTCCCGAGTGAAATACAGCAAAACCGCCAGGATCAGGCACGGCACTCCGAACCGCTCTCCAATACGGAGCATCGCATCCAGCATTCCTTGCCCTAACTCCTGCGCAGTCATACCTCCATTGTACCGGCCAGTAGCCTCGTCATGGCGGTTTCCACGGCCGTTGCCAGGTCTGAGAGGCTGCCGGTGTTGACGATCACGGCGTCGATGTACTGCTCGCTGATCCCCGCCTCGCTGGCGTGTGCCGCCGCCGCCTCGTCGAGCACGGCGTGGCCCGGCCGCACGATCCGCCAGATCCGCCCGCCGGCCTCGCGGATCGCCGCCGCCTCGTTGTCGAAACGCACGTCAGGGACGCAGTAGTCGCCGCCCGGCAGCATCCGCCGCATGGTCGCCTGAATCCAGATGTCGTCGCGGATCATCTGCCTGCCCCACTCGGTGCCGAGGGTCTGCAAGAGCCGCCTGGGCGATGTGCCGACCCAGTCGATCGGCACCTCCTTCTTGGTGCGGTCTTGAAGGTCGGACACCGGCAGGCCGGTGATGGCGGATATGGCGGCGTAGAGTGGGTCGGCGAAGGAGACGGTCGCGAACCCTCGCCATGCGAGGGCTTCCGCGACCGTCCCTTTCCCAGCCCCAGCCTGCCCGCAAAGCCCAATAATCACAGCCTCATCTCCTCTCCGTTGAAGCGAATCGTCACGCCCACAGGCCCGGCCAGCCAGCGCATCCCGACGCCGGCCTCGCGGAGCATCGCCTCGGCCTGCACAATCGTCGCCGTCCACCGCTCCGGCGTGGCCGCCCGCGGCCGGATGTGGCCGATGACCTCGATCACGCCGGAGCAGATGATCGCCCTGGCGCAGTCGGCACAGGCGAACCACGGGCAGTACAGCCTGGCCCCCAGCGTCGGCGTGCCGTTTCTGGCCGCCTTGTAGATCGCCGCCCGCTCCGCGTGCTCGACGAAGTCGTACTTGACTGGCCGATCCAGCCGGCCCGGCAGCGGGTTGATGCCAGCCGGGATCGAATTGTGCGCGAGCGTGACGTAGCCGCTCCTTGGGACGAGGACGGCACCGTTCTGGGTGCTGGGGTCGTGCGACCCCGTGGCCGCCACGCACGCCTGCCGCAGCCAGTCGAGGTCAGAGCGGTGTTCGAGGATCATGGCTCGACTCCCGCGACGTGCATCGCCGTCAGGCCGCCCTCTGGCCGGTAGAAGAACGTCTCCATGCACTGCCGCGCGCCGATGAAGCCGCCGGTTGAGTGCCAGTCGTCCGGCGGGCAGATCGTCGGTGCCGTTCGCACGATCACGCCCTGGAGACTGTCCAGCGGCTTGTTGTTCGCGGCGGCCTGGTGGTGGAGGTGTCCGGTGTGCCACTCTCGGTAGATGCTCTGGCTCCACTCCTGCGGCCGCTCAAGCGCCATGATCTGCGGGAGTTTGGCCTTCGCCTTGTGGCCGTGGGCGAAGCCGAGGAGGTTCTTGCCGTGGCAGATGTATTTGCGGCCCGTGAACTCGCGGTCGATCTGCACGCCGCGGTGCCTGGCGAACCGCTCGACGAGAACTCGCTGAAGCGCCCAAGTTAAAACCTCGTCGTGATTCCCATTCACGACGACCACGTCCGTCGGCGCCGTCTCCGCTGACCGCTCGATGACGCCGATGATCACATCGCAGGCGACATTCAAGACCTTCTGGAGCCGGCCATCCCGCTCCAGCGGCGTGCCGGAGGTAGTCGTGCCGGCCGGCGTGTCGAAGTGGAAGATGTCGCCCAGCAGGGCGATCGTGCGGCGGGCAGGCTTGCAGTCATCGCCTACGGCCAGGAGCCTGCTGCCAGCGTCAGCCACGCGGGCCTCGGCGATGCCCAGGTCGTAGTCCTGGCCGCCGGTTGTCTGGTTCCAGGCGTAGGCGCCGAAGTGCGTGTCGGAGACTACGAGGAGTTGCCATTGGCCGCTCGCCGTCCGCTTGGCGGCCTTGCGGGCCGGCAGCCGGATCTGCCTCTTCGCCGCCTGGATCATCCCCTCGACGATTTCGCGGGTCGTCGGGCCGCCCCGCGGCTTGAGCCTGACGAAGACGCGGTGCAGTTCAATGCTGCCGCCTTCGCCGTCGCCGCACTCCCACTTCGTGGCCTCCGACGCGGCGACGACGTACTGCGTCATATCCGCCTCGATATGACGCAGCAAGTCGTCCACCGTCTTGATGCGGCGGCTCGTCGAGCGGGCCTCGACGGCATCGCCGTCGATCTTCTTCGTGACCTGTTCGCCGGCTACGTCGTCGATCAGTCTTTTGACAGCCACGCTTCGACTCCGCTGTGGCCGATCTGCGACAAGCCGCGATCGTGGAGGTGCTTCGCGATCGTCTTGGCGACGGCTCGCCGGCCCCGCGAGATCATGCCGCTGCGCCATGCGGCCTTGACCTGATGCAGTTCTGCCTGGGCGTCCTCCGGCAGATCCTCGAACCACGTCTTCCAGCGGACGCTGTTGAGGTCGTCGTCACCGAGGATCGCGTCAAGGAGTTTTGTCTTCGTCGATGCGGTAGCCGAGCGTCCAGAGGACTCTGGCGATGTCCCTGGCGCTTTCGGTGACGTGTTCCTCGCTGGCCGACGGGAACGAGACGTGGAGGCACTCATGCAGGATCGTCTCCAAGAGGGGGCGATTCTTCAGGCGGTCGTCGATGAGGATCTTGCGCTGCATCTGCGGCCGCTTCGCATCGGGCAGATACGCCCAGCCGGCGGCCTGGCCGCGCAGCCGCGTGAACCGGAGGAGCCACCGGAGGCCATGCAGCGTGAAGTGGTGGTCGCTGGGCATAGCCAGTAGTATAGGCAAGTAGCCTGGGAAGGGAACGTCATTTTCCGAAGTAGAACTTCGATGCTGCCATGCCAGCATCGCGGATTGCGTACTGCACCCTGGCCCCCTGCTCGTTCATCCACTTTTTCCTGGCACCGCAGCCACAGCCACCCGGCTTGCCCTCGGTGCGGGTCAGTTTCTCTACCCGCTCCTTCGTGATGCCGACGCTGGTCAGCGCCTGCTCGACGAGGTCGCCGACCATGATGGGCTGCCAGACCTTCGGCGGCACCGGGCGGCATTGTCGCAGCGTTCGCGGGTGTTTTGCCACATACCCGCAGGCCGGGCAAGTGAGCGAATCGCGGAAATTGCAAAGCGCCGTCATTTGATTTCGATCGTCCACTCCCCCGTAGGGTTGCCGTCGTCAATGTAGGAATAGGGTTCGTCTGTAGTTAGCGTGTACGTTCCTGGCTTGGGTTCGCAGATTCCGGTTTCGGTAGTGTCATCGCAATCGTCGCAATCAAGGGCGTTTGAATACAGCACGCTGACGCTTCCGCTGCCACCGGTTCCGGTTTGAGCGCCAAGCACATACGCTATTCCGACCGACGTTCGGCATTTCATCCAACAATGTTCGCATCCGGTGAACTGGCAAGGCTCTACGGAAACACTAATCCCGAGATTCGCGAAATAGACCCCCGGCGGATCGATAAAAGCGAAAAAGAAATTAGGCCCTCCTATGGTTGCGGGCGGCGAAAATGTCCACGTTGTTCCGATCACTTGCGATAAAACAAACGTCACGGGTTCGACAAAAGGCCCATCGGCAGCCGACAAATCGATTTCGATTTCGTCGGGCGGCGTATCGTCACCGTGGCAGCACGGCGCACACCTGCGGTTATATCCCGTGAAAATGTGAGGCTCGTTTTCCATCCCTGCGCCGAACGTGGGATCGTATGTTCCGCCCGGCGTTACGGTTGCCGTCACATCGTCAGCGCTGTTCGTTGCGGTGAATGAGAACTCACTACAGTTTTCGATCAGCGTTGTGGAAACCAGCGTGCGGTTGCAGCCCGCCAAGCCGGGGGTTTCCGCGTCTTGGATTCGCACAGTAGGCGGAACCGCCGGCCCGTTGTAGACAACCTCTATCCCGTTAAGGCCAGTAAGCCCGGCAGATGGATACCAAAGCGCTCCGCTTCCGTACACGCCGCAGAATGCTTGCTCATATCGGCATGGCCCAGACATACCGCCGAGAACGTGAAACAGTTGATCCCCCTGCGATTTCGCGCGCCGTAGAACGTATGTTTTTCCGTTGTGGTATTCCTTGCAGCACGCGGCCGGAACGTATTCGTATGCAAGGTAGTTCGCGCCGCCGTCTAGAACTGTTATCGAAACAACTTGCCCGAATGTAGGGCTATCGGGGTCATCGTCCACGTTGGCCTGCAACTCCGCGCCAGTGCCGACGCTAGGCGATAGCGCGGATTGGATCACGGTAACGTCGATCGGCGCGACGATTGCGGGCAGCGCCGCATTCTCGCGGTAGTATTCGCCGGCAGTGTAAACGTAGAGCGATTCCACCACTCCCGTATCGTAAAAGAACGTGCCGCGGTTCACGATCGCCACCGAAACGATAACGCCGCTGCCGTCAACGGATACAACCGCCAGCGCACCGCCCTCGCCCACATCGACCGTAAAATCTAGCGCGTCGTATTCTTCGTAGCCGCTGCCGCCATCCACGATCGAAATGGTGTCGATTTCCCATTCCTTGTGTTGATACGAAGGCAGCCCGGTTTTCTCTCGCAGCGTTGCCGTCAGCGATGCTCCCGTTCCGGCGCCGGTCGCGGCGACCGTCACGGTGGGCGGTTCAAACACCGTGCGGATGCTTGCCTCCGCTTCCAACACCACGGTATCGCCAACTGCCGCCGTGATCGTTGCCGATTCGTTGTCCGCGTAGCCGCTGCCGCCATCCTCGACCGTCGCGGATTCCAGCGACCAGACCGGGATTTCGCATCCTATCGTTGATTCATCCAGCACAGCGGAAAACACGGCGCCCGTGCCGGAACCGCCGGTAATTGTCAGCGTGGGCGCCTCCCGCCCGAGGATCGCATAGCGCGATCCGCCATCGGTAATCTCCGTCGCGGTGATCGGCCCCGGCGTGCCGCCGGGCGCCGTGATCCTTCCGGCCGGCTTGCTTGGCGTGTAGGGCTCCGGCAGCGTATCCCAGCACGAATCGAACTGGAGCGACGTTATAAACGGCCCCTGTTGGGTCGTGTCTTCGTAGCCTTCCACGGTGACGGTGAGCGTTTCCGGCAGCGATCCTTCTTCGCATACATTGCACGGTTCGCAGCACGGCGAGCATCCGAAAATCAGACCAATCGGGTACATCCCTGCCGCGAAAAGAAACGCCGCCCACAGCGGCAGCACGGTCGGGTCGCTCGCGATGTACGCCAGAACGTCCATCTAGCACTCCGAAACGACGAGGTAGTAGGAGCCGTTCTTGGCGCGTTGGATGCCGACCCACTTGCCGCTGGCAACCGTGGCCCACTTGTTGACGACGTTTTCGATGGTGCCGCCGCCCTGCGTCTCGTTCGGCGGCGTGCCAGTCTCCCAGAGCGTGATGGTCGCGAGCGTGCCTTTGTTCCACGTCGCGGTCGTCTTGCCGATGCGGAGGCGCGACGACGACGACGACGACGAGTCCTGCATCAACCCCTGATGAATCACATTCTGCGACGGCCCAGACGTGCTGTACGCAATGCCGTCCACTCTCCCGACGACCTGGCGTATGTCGGAGAGCAGTTTCGGCCCGATGAAGTACCGCTCTTGGCGAGACATTAGGTCAGCCGCAGTTTCAGGGTCGTCGTGAGATTGATGGATGGCTGGACTTGGTAGCCCAGAACATACACTTTTGGGTCGGCATCCTTGCTGCGTGGCGTTCCGCCGTAGTTGAGCGGAATGGGAGAGGCCGACGGTGTCTGCGATGCGCCTCCGCCCCTGTAGGAGAAGACCTTGACCATCGCACGCACCTTTTCGCCGGCTGCGATTCCGGTGCATAGTCGCGGAGGCTCGACAATTCTGCCAGCAAATTGCCGAAGAACGGCGTCGTCTGAGTTTTCGTCTCCATGCTGGAGCGGCTGACCATACACGTCATCTTGGCCGGCGACTCCAGGCGGATCAAAAGCGAAGACATTCAGTCCGGTCTGCGGAACAGCGATGTCCCACCCAAGATCGACGGTTACTTCACTGGCAGCCTCAGCAAAAGGATGAATCTTTGTCTCATTGCGCTTATACGCAAACTCGTATGTCACCTTCCAGCCGCGGTACGTCGATCCACCCCAACTTTCAACATACGGCTGTGACTGGCAGCCCCGAAACATGACGGTATGCGGCTTCATTTTGAGCGAGCCGAGATTGATCTCCTCGCTATTGATGTATCCTCCGTACATATTGTGTCGAGTTGGATCGACGAACTCTGGCTGCTCAATAGATATATTAACCAGGCTCGTTAGTCGAGTTATTCCTTCGTATATATCTCCGACTGGATTTTCCGCCGCCGTTTCTACGGGTAGCCATTCGTATGATTTGTGCCTAAAAAACCAGTTATAAACAGGCGTCTCAATCAGTGACGTGCTCGTTGACCAGTTCGCAGGCCGCACGTCCGGTGAGTAACTCGAAGGATCTTGGCCCCCTGAACTTGATTCCTGCGAAGAGCCAGACGAGTAGTTGAACGTGCAGAGAACGACGAGCCGGCTGTCGCCCTCGTACTTCGCGTCGAACGACGTGCAGTAGATGTTCGTGTTGTACGGGTGCTGGTCGCCGATCCTGACCTGGCACTCGTCCTGAATGTTGAAGACCTCGTTCGGCTCACTCAGGATGACGCGGAAGGCCCGCGTCTGCGTGTCGGCGACCGTGTTGTTCTCCGACGACCGGGAGAACTGGGTGCCGGATGTTATTTCGCGAGTGATCTTAGGCATTTCAGCCCTCCGTAATGTCCACGCGGAGCCGGGTGCCGCTGACGCCCTTGGCCGAGTAGGACGTGCCGGGCGTCATCCGCAGGATCGCCGGCTCGCCGGCCCGCAGGGTCGTGAAGCCGACGAACGAGCCGCCGGCCTCGATGCCGATGGCGCAGGTGGACGCCGTGGCCGTGGAGAGGTTCTGCAAGAACGCCAGGCCGACCTGGCCCAGATTCGCCGTCGAGATGTTGACGGCGTTCGTCGAGAGCGTCAGAGTCTGGGTCTGTAGCCCTGTGAGGGTCATGGTGGCCGTGATGTTCCCGGCCGCCACCTGGGCGTTGAGGAAGTCCTTCGATACCCTGTACGACACGCTGTAACTGATGTCTGCCACTGCAATGCTCCTTCTAGTTGGCTACCTGTGGCTGTCCGTTGGCGATGATGTCGAGGAGGCGGTTGGCCTCACGCTGAAGTTCGACCATGTTGGCCTGATCCTTCGCCGCGTCGTCGCCGCGGAGGAGGCGGGTCAGTTCGCGCGACCCCTCGACGGTCGAAACGTCGGTCGGCTGGAGGGCGGCGCGGGACGGGCCTTGGAGGACGGCGTTGGCGACGGAGTCGGCGAGGCCGAAGATGGCTGGGGCTTGCTGGCGGAAGGTTTCCAGTTGTGCTCTCCGCTCCGCTTCCTTGCCTTGCTGCTGCGCAGCGGCGATGTCGCCGAACCGGCCCTCCTTGATGGCTAGTGCCACATTTGCCTGCGTGGCCGCGCGGATGTCGGCGATCTGCTGACGCAGTTCGCGCGCGGCTTGCTGGCCTGGCCTCTCAAGAAGGTCGAGGCCGCGGATGTCGTTGCCGACGGGGTTACGCCGATTGCGAACCTCGTCCTCAAAGTCAATCATTCGCCTTCTGGCGGCGATCTCCTCGTTGATGGCGTCGATCTGCCTTCGTTCTGCCTCGGTGAGTTCGTACAGCCTTGTCTCACGCTCGGCGAGAAGTTGCGCTTCTCGGTCGGCGAGGCGCTGGACTTCGTCTGGTGTAGGATACGCACCACCAGGCTTGCTGGCCTGCTCCTCAAGACGCTTGCGCTCTTGTGTGATTGCCTCTAACTCTGCATTGATCTCGTCTATTCTTTTGTCTCCTCCGCCTGGAATACTAGACCGTCTACTGTCAAGCGCGTTATTCGCCATAGCAATGCGCTCACGATCTCGAATCAACTGCAATTCAGCCTCGTCCCTGGCCTGCCTGTTTCTGGCCGTGGGGTTGTCGGTCAGATTGCGCTGCGCATTGTCGGCGATTTGCTCGGACTGCGACAGCGCGCCGGACGCAATCTTGCGAATGCGACCAAGCGCGTCCTCCAACGCGACGACTGCTTCTCCATAGGCGGCGGCGGCTTCGCTGGCCTTTTGCGCAATCTCCAATTCCTCTGTCGCCTTCTTCACAGCAGCGTCGTCGCCAGACGCTATTGCTTGGTCAAGTCTCCTTCTAAAATCTGTTTCTTTCTCAATTTCTCGAATAAGGAAAGCCTGCGCTCTCGCGAACTCGTTTGCAAGTCGCTCGTCGCCGCGGAGCGCCGACAGCGCCGCAGTTGTCCGATCGCCGCCGAACGTGCGGCCCGTGCGAACGGCCCTGGCGCGGGCATCGACCTCGTTCTGTCTCGCCTGAACTCCTGCGATCCGAGCCTCCGCGGCCCTGACGGCACGCTCTCGATCTTCAGGGCTGCTATCAATCGACTGCGCGTTCGTTAGTTCCGTCTGCGCCGCATTCAGTTCACGGGCGAGTTTGTCAAGTTCGTTCCTGAACTCACCAGCACCCTGCACGCCGCGGCGGATGGCGTCGGCAACGTCCTTCTGGGCATCCTCGATGGCGAGCGAGGCGGCGAAGGAGGAGCGGGCGATCCGAACAGACAGTTCGTCTGTTGCTGTTTCCGCAGCAAACTCAAGCCTGTTGATAACAAGTTCAAGTTGTGCGATGGCCTGGTCTGCAATCGGCCTGCTAAGTCGTCCTGACCTCGCCTCGTTATCAATTGCTCGCTGCTGGTCGCGTAATTGCGTAGTCTGATCGCTTGCTGATCCTCCCTGGATGCTGGCGATCAACTGCTGCGCCTGGTTTCTAGCGACAGGTCTTCCGACGCCGCCCTCACGAAACAGCCTGTCGTTTACATCTGTGAATACACGCTCAAGCCCAGCGATCTCTCTGTCGCGGTCACGCTGTGTCGTCGGTGCTCCGGCAATCAAGCCCTCGGTAACTGCTCGCTCGCCACGCTGCGCCCTACGAAGATCACGCTGCAACACCACGCGGCGGTTTGGGTCTTGCTCGTTCTCAAGTTCGCGTTGAATGCGGGCCTGCTCCGCACGCTCTCGCTGCACATACGGGTCGAGGTCGGCGATCCTCTTTTCCCTTGACTCTTTTTGCTTCTTTGTTATTTCATCAAGCGACTTGGCAAACTCCCTCGCCTGCTGCGCCGGCTCCGAGAACGCCCGCCTTGCGATGGAGTCGCCGAGGGACTCAAACGCCTGCTTCAGATCCTCGACGAGCGACTTCTGACGAGCGAGCGCGTCGTTGAGCGACTTGACCTGATCCTCCGTCGTGCGGCCCTCGTTGTACCATCTGATCAGGGCGACGATTAACTGCGAGCCGATAGACGCAGCGATGCCGGCAATCAAGCCTGTCGTGCCGCCAATGATGAAGCCGAGTTGCGAGATGTTGTTTCCGGCGGCACGAATGCGCTGGTCGAGGCCGCCAGTGACCGAGAAGAAGTCGTCGATAGCGAACGCTGCCTGCTGGATGGCGAGGCCGGTGTTGCCGAAGGCACCGCGGGCCACGTCGCCAGTCCTGGCGAATCCCCGTTGCAGTGCCGCCTGGCTCTGGCCGACGCCTTCGACGGCTGCGGTCGCCTCGATTGCCTCGTTTGAGAGCCGCTGAAGTTCCGCAGCGTTTCGCTGAAACCCGCCCGGCGTGCTCGCTGCCTCTTGGTATGCCTCGGCGAGCCTGTCAACGGCTGCGGCGGCTCTGGTTGCGTCACCAGTCGCCCTAGCCAGGGCTGTGCGCAGGAACTCAAGGCCGCCGGCAGCGCCTCTGGCTTCAAGGCTGTCCCTGAACTGGGCGAACGTGCCTCCGAACTGCCGGGCGGCACTGGATGCCCTGGAGATGCCCTGTTCCAGCGTGGCGAGCCGAGTGGCCGACTCTTGGATCTCTGCCGTCGTGACTCTCGCAGTCGAATACAGTCGTCGATACTCTGCCTCTGCGCCCTGGATTGCAGGGATGAATTGTCCGCGCAGGCCAGCAGGCAGCGAGTCGATCTGACCCTTGACGGAGCCGATGGCGCCTCGGAGGTTGTCGAGCGCACGCTGTGGGCCTGCGATGTCAGTGCCGAGGCCCGCGCTGGCCTCGGATACAGCGCGGCCGCGGAGGTAGTCAGGTGGCAGGGGCGTGGACGGCCGAGGCGGGCCGAACTCGCCCGTTGGGTCACCAGGCGTGAACTGAAACTCCGACGCCCTTACTGCCTCCGCTGCGCTCTCAACGCTCACGCGGGTTCTGTTGTATGCGTCTTCAAGAACGCCGACGCTCGCTGCTCCACTTCTGGCTGCGTTGGCGATGGAGTTCAGTTGATTTACTTGTGGATCAAGCGCCGCCCTTGCTGCCTCTGGGAGAGCCTGATACTGCTGGTCTAACTCTCTGATCCTGACGATCACGCTGTCAATGGATGGCGTGATGCGGCCAATGAGTCTCTCGTCTTGGCCCCTTGAGAAGCCCATGACTCCGGCAGTCGCGTCCTCAAATGAGTTCGCATTGCGTCGTGCAAGCGCTCCGCTCCGACGGTCTAGTTCCTGCGAATCAAACGCAGACCTCCTACCGGCCGCTGCTTGCGCGAGTCCGATCTGCTGCTGTAGTTCGTCGTTGATTCGCTCTAGAGCAGCCAACTGCTGCGAGTACGCCTGCTGCGCGACCTGCGCATCGCCTCGGCGGGTAATCGTGATCCGCTCGATCGTGCTCCGCAGCCGCTCGGCCTCGTCGGCAGCCTGTCGCTGCTGGCCGATGAGATTGACGATCCCTCGGCCCGCAATAGCCTCTGGCGACAAGGCTGCTGCCTGCTGCTGGAGCGAGGAAGCCCGGTTTGTGGCTTGCAGGAACTCCGGGTTGCGAAACCGCAACTCCTGGCCGGTCGCCAAGCCGCGAACGGCCTGGCTGGCCTCGTTGGCCCGGCTAATCGCCTGGATGACGCGGTTGATCCTGGCTTCAGTGTTCGCGAAGTCGCGGTCGCTAACCTTCGCGCCCGACGAGATAGCGTCGAATAGTTGCGTGGCCTGCTTCTGTGCTGCCCGAAACGCAGGGAGCAGTTCCGTCTGGACACCTTGCGACAGGCCGGTGAACTGCTTCTGGGCCGCACCAAGCGGCTTGCTGATCTGCTCGACAGCCCTCGCCAGGTCTAGGTAGGCTCGGACGTTCGGAATGTCAAGTTTGAGCGGGTTGCGATTGGCGGCGTTAACAGCCGCCTGCAACTTCTGGAGAGGCGTGAAGATGCCTTCTACAGAGCGTTTTGCTGCCTCTGAAGTGGCGCGTATACGCGACCCAACCGTGCTGCCCCAAGACTCGATGTCCTTCTTGGCGGTGTTGAGGCTTGGCTTAACGCCACCAGTGTTGATGGCGACAACAGCAGAGATTTTGCCGAGGTAGCCGCGGGCCATTGTCTCATCCTTGAGGATTCTGCAACTTCATCAACTCGGCAATCATCGCGTCCTGCGACTGCTTCGGCTTCTTCGTGGCCGGTATGAACACGTCCTCGTCAGGTATCCGCTTGTAGTTCCCGCTGGCCGCCATGATCGTCCGGCAGATCCTGGCGGTCTGCTGCCAGGAGTTGCCAAGCGGCCACCGCTGGTCGAAGGCGTACCACTCGGCCAACTCCTCGCTGTCGATCTCGGCCAGGAGTTGCTTGACCGTCTTCCCCAGCGCCAGCGCTAGGGTGAAGTAGAACCTCCGCTCTGGTCGTTCGGTGAACCGTTTCCCAGCGACTCCACGGCCTCGTTCGTCAGCGCGTTGTGCTTCCACGCGGCGTCGAAGAGGCGGTTGATGACGACGCTGTTCTTCTTGCCCAGTTCGTCGATGTCGGAGTCGCCGAAGAGACGCTCGCCGGAGTCGTCGCAGAGCGTGAGGACGAGGAAGCGGACGCGGAACTGCTTCATCCGGCTCTCGGAGTAGGCGTCCTCGAAGGCGTCCCGCTCGGTGCCGGAGAGCGTCTTGATGTACACGTCGCCGCCCCACTCCGGCACCGGGATCGCCGCCGAGAGTTTCACGTCCTTCGCCGCCAGGATCTTCGCCTTGCTCAAAGCCATCTGTCAGGTTCCTTGGTAATCAGTCGGAATGAAGGTTGCAGAACCGCGGATCAGGTCGCCGACTCGACCTTCCGTATTTGCAGATTCGAGGATGCAACGTCGCGTGACGTTGAGCCTTGCCGACGAGAACGTCAGGCTGCCGACGCCGCGGACGAGGCTCTGAAGGTCGCCTGTACCCTGCACGGCGATGTAGTCAACGGAGATGCGGCCCCCCGTCCACTCGCCTGTCGGCACCTTGATCGCGTAGCCAGTCGGGTCGTCGCGAGATGTCATATCGACGATCTCCGCGACGGGCGTCTCGACGTTGATGCCCGTGATCGCACCGGCAAAACTGCCGAGCGATCCAGCGAACGTGAACGTCGCCCCTTGCGCTGTGAACCCAGCCATGTCGCGTTACGCGACTCGGAAGGTCGCGCTCCCGCTGATAAGGGCGCCAACGGAGCCGCCGATCGACGCCGACGACAGAGTCGCGTTGCCGTTGAAGGACATTGGGCCGGTGATGGACAGCGCGCCGCTGGTGCCGGCAGACAGCACGTTCGTCGAGATGTAATCGATCTGCACCTCGCGGTCGGTCGCGAAGCCGCCGACGTACTCCCGCTTGCCGTTCGGGGCGATGCCCAGGTGGCTGCCGTCGATGAGATCCTGCGTGTCATTGACCTGAACCGAGGTGACGGTGAGGGTCGTGCCGCCGAACGAGAACGTCAGCCCCTGTGCGGAAACTCCAGCCATGTGTCGCGCCTCCTTGCGCTAGTGTCGTGACCTGTAGGTTACGAAGCGGCTTCTTGCCACCTGATTTGATACAGTTGCCTGACCTCGTAGGCCGGCGGGAGTTGTGCTCCGACGGCCGTGGGGTCGAGGTAGTCGTCCGTCTCGGAGACTAGCCTCATATCTTGTATTGTAGCCCCGGCGGCAGTGCCGGTGTTGCCATCCAGAGCAAGGCGAACCTCGTCCCCTAGTTCCCTTGCCGCGTCGTGCGACATGGCCCAGGAGGCCACCTGAATCGACAGGAGCGGCATGAACATCGGCCCTGTCAGGCTCGACTCTCGAATGATGTTCTGCCGCTTGTAAACGATGAACGGAAACCCGGCCGACTTAGGCACGGCGATCGGGTAGACGTTGAAGCCCACGATCCTTGCCACGGCCGGCGACGACACCAGCCGGAAATAGATGTAGTCCTCTGGCTTGATGATCATTTCGACAACTCGTCAATGTATCCCTGCATATTTGCGATCAGGGCGGCCATGACAGCCGAGGAGTTCTCTGAAATCGTTCGCTCCATCGTGTGCTGGGCCGGCATGGCACCGTATGTCTCGCCGGGCCGAAGAAAGAACGGCCGCGTTCCTCCCTTGCCGTCAGGGAGGAAATCGTGCGGATATCCGCTCCCCGCCTTGGCCTGCCGCGTCGGCTCGTTCTTGCTTCCCATGAGGAAGTAGTAGCCTCGGCCCATCTTCTCAAACTGGGAGTTATTGAAGCCGCCGACCTTCTTCATACGGCCGTTGATCGCCTGATGCACGTTGACATACGCGCGGCGGCTCTGTGATCCTGGCTTTCGCGGCCCCGTGCCGAACTCAAGGAGCCAACTGTGATTACCACTTCCCTTCTCTGGGTCAGCGCCGACGGCACCAGTCACACGCGGCCCCGTGACGGCCACGGTCGCGCCGTCGTACTGTCGAATCCGCGTCGTCATCGACTTGCCGAGGTTCCCCGTGACGTTGCGGATCTTGTCCTTGTACGCCTTCTCGATGATCTTGGCTGCCTTCGTCGCCGCCCTGGCCTTGAGCCTTCCTGGGTCTTGCCCGGCGCGAATTGCCATCCTTTCCAGTGCCTGGGCAACTTCCCTGGCGCCGAACGTGCGGACGCTGACGAAACCCGAGACAATCTCGTTCGCCGTCTGGCCCGAGAAGTCGCGCGGCATCGTTGCGTCGATCATCAGTGCCATTACTGCACCTCCCGCGCGAGCATCTCAAGGACGGAGCGGTTGTCTCGCTCGACGACACTCGCCACCTCCATCGTCCTGTTTCGCCAGATGATGCGGTTCGTGTGCGACACGTCGGCTCGATAGCGAATGCGAATCCTGTGCGTGGCGATGACGTTGGCCTGCTGGGCTTGGAGGATGTCCCTGCCCGACAGGCCGTCCACGCTGGCCCAGACAGTCGCGACGGTCGTGTCCCAGTTGAACGTCATCTCGCCGGACGGGCTGCGCGACTCCGTCTGCGACTTGATCGTCACGCGCTCTCGCATCCGGCCGATGATCATGTGACCGTGCCTTCGCCGATGAGGACGATGTCGTAGGCGCCGACAGCCCCCTCGTTGGCGCTAATTCGCAGTCGCTTGTCTGTGCTGAAAACTGGCATCTTGTCGTCTGCCGGCTGCGACACGAAGACGCACGCGCCCCCGCGGAGGATGTACGATCCGCCGCCAGCACCCCTCCTCAACGCAAAGCCCCAAGGGTGCTGCGGCTCGGCGCTGTTGTCCCACTCGCCGCCAATGAGAATGTAATCAGCCGGAGAGTTGTTCTTGATGTACAGAACAGACACAGAAGAGAAAGAGACGACGCCGCGATCATCCGGCAGCGCAGTCAGATCAAGGTCTTCGTATGCACCTGTGGCAATAGTGCGCGAGTCGCTCCACACGACCTGGGCCTGATTCGCCCCGGTGCCGTCCGTCAGCGCGAGCGCATAGTTGGCCGGCGTGGCACGCAGTGTCCGCGAGATGTCGCCACTCGACGTTTCGTGGGCCAGGATCGACAGTTGGATCTGGGCAGCGAGTGCCATCGTTCAAGTCCCCATGACGTAGATTTCGTATTCCTGCCCAGCCGTCCCGCCGACGCGGAGGATGCTGCCGCCGACGGTTGTGCCGAACCCAGCGGAGTTCGGGCAGGACAGCAGAAACGCGCCGCCCTCGCGGATCGGGTAGCCCCGCAGCGTCAGGCTGCCCAGGTTGATCATCGGGCTGAAGTTCCAACTGGTCACGTCCTGCCTGAAGACGCTGAACTGACTGCCCGTCCAGCCGGCCGAGAGGGCGATCTGATTCGTTTGCGACAGATTTTTCAGGCACAGCAGTTTGACGACGGACAGTCCTGTGGCAGCAAAATCAATCTCATCGAACCCGCTGGAAAACGTCCTGCGGTCGCTCCACACGGTCGTGCAGTCGCCTACGTCGAAGAAGAACGACAGCGGGTGCTCGGTGATGGCTTGCGTCAGGCCGCTCTGCGATAGCCTGCGAGCCGTTACCGTCGCCTGTACCTGTGCCGAGAGGCTCATCGGTATCCACCCCATCCAGACGCTGCCAGGAGCGTGTGGAATGTCTGCGGCACATCGACGACCTGGCTGAAGCCCGCGACAACCGGCTGCCTATGCTCGTAGAAGTGGGCGACCAACAGAAGAATCAGAGTCTTGGTGACTCCTGGGCAACTGGCGCCGCTGGCCCCGTAGCCAGCCGGCCAGCGGACGACCACGCTGTTCTCGTCGCCGCGGACGGCAGGCCAGACGCCCTCGTAGAGCGGGTAGATGCGGCCTGGTGTGGCGTAGTGGTCGGTCTGGAAGGCGGCTGACGCGGACGAGAGCGTCTGCGTCTGCCCACCCTCATCGCGGTAGGTGACCGTGACCGTGCCGCTCGCCATCGGGGGGCGGGGCAGGATGATCTCCCACAGCGGAAAGGTGTCGTACCGAGCCTCCCAGGTCTGTGAGATGAGACTGATGTCCAGCGTATCCTCGACGTACTGCCTCGCCATCGTGATCAGGCTTGAGATGTAGGCGTCGTCGTCGCTGGTATCGACCTTGCACTGCACCTTCGCCTCGGCGAGCGTCACAGGCTCGACGGACGGGGCTGCGTAGCGGACGAGGCTGCGATACGGCGTGATGCCGCTGGACGGCTGCTGCGGCGACCCGTAGGTGATGCTGACGGTCACTTTACCCTCCTCTTGGCCGGCTGCTGGATCGTGGCCTGCTCGGCACGCTCCTCGACGGCGGCAGTCTCGACGACCCGCTCCTCGACCCGCTCGGCCATGCCGCGGGCGATGTAGATGCGGGCCATGCCGTCGCCCCAGTCGAACTCCTGGCCGGCGCGGTAACCGGAAAACGACTTCAGGATGCGGATCTTCATGGCACTGCCCCCCAGGCTTCCTTGGGCGCCTTTCGCCCGTTGTTCCAAAAGTCGGTCGTGTGCTGCTGGATCTTGCCGCCCTCGACCTGGCGGGACGGCCAGGTGATCATCAGTTCGGCGTGGCCGACGCTGATCTGCGTGGCGATGCCCAACTTGTTCCCGGCCTCGCTGAATCGCTTCCAGAAGTACAGATCCTCGTCGGTGTGGCCGCCGTCGTAGCCGCCCTGCTCGTTCGGAACACCGAGGAACCAGGGCTTCTTCATCTTCTTGATCGCCGCCGTCCTGATAAACGTCAGGCCGAAGTGGGCCGTCTCGACGGGCTGCACGACCTTACCGAACCAGTCGTCCTCGACGGTGGTCTTGTCCTCCGGCGAGATCCCGTGCAGGGCGAACATCACCGTGTTCGACTCCCGCTTCGTCTGGAGCGGGGCGATGGCGTCGTAGCCGCTGTACATCAGGAGCGTCAGGAGCGCCTCGACGGTCTTCGCCGTGAACACGGTGTCGTAGTCGATGGTCAGGATCACGTCGTGATCGTCGATTACCGTCTCCATGCTCCTCTGGAGGCACTGACCCCAGAACGCGCCGGTGTACTTGATCGGCGAGATGCGATGCGGCGCGAGCGCCGACGAGACGCAGAAGAAATTATCAGTGAAGCCGAGGCGAGGGGTGCTCATCAGAGCAGCCACCTTCACCTCGGCCTCACAGTTACCAACTCGCAGCAGCATGATGCGCTCCTTGGAAGGAGCGGGCGCGCGTCCTTGCGCCTTTGTCGGCCGTCATGGCCGTCCCGCTTGTACGGGACTAGCCAACAACCCGGCCGATGACGCCAGCGTCGGAGTTCGACGCGGGCGACTCCTCGGGGCGACCAAGGCGACCGACGATCGCCACCGTGGCAGACGCACCAGGGGTGTAGGACACCTTCAGGTAGCGCTTCTTGGCACGGGTGTCGATGTCGAACTTCAGGATCGCCGCCGTCGAGGTGTTGCTCACCGCGGGGATCGTGAAGCCGCCGGTGCCGCCGCCGACCAGGGCGGTGACGTTCGAGAAGTTCGCGCCGGACTCGTCCGACTCCTCGACCTTCACGACGTTCGCGAAGACGGTCGAGGCGTTGCTCGCCCGCAGCACGGTCATGCTGAGATGATCGTAGCCGATGGTGTCGATCGTCAGCGTGGCCGTGGCCGTCGAGCCGACGGCGGCGGTCGGGAGTTCAGCGACAACCTTGTGGTTCTGGGAATGAATCATCTGTCATGTGCTCCTTGTGGATCAGGCAGACTTGAGGGCGACCACCGGGCCGACCTCGCTGGTCGTCCCGAGGCTGTGGTGGTTGATGTCGAACCGCATCGAACCCTGGAGCAGCAGTTGATCGGTGGTCGCGTAGACCTGATCGAACAGCCGCACCGAGAAGTCCCGACGCCGGGCGTAGATGCTGGACAGGGCCATGTTGCCGAACAGCACCTTGACCTTGCTGGAGTCGGCGCCGAGGGTGCTGTTCATCACATGAACCATCCGCACGGGGTAGCCGAGGAACGACTCGCCGGCCGCACCGCCGAGGTTCTCGACGGTGTTGCCGCCGGCCGCGTACTTCAGGCGAGCGATGCTCGCTGCGTATCCGGCGGGCGAGACGTACCACGCGGCACCCTGGCGGGCGTAGATCGGCAACTTGCCCATCGCAGCCAGGAAGTCCTCGATGTCGAGCGTCTCGAAGGCGGTGTTGCCAGAGGCGGCCGACACGACAGACGCGGTGTGCGTGCCGTCGTTGATCTTGTTGACGATGCCGTTGATGCCGCCGTACTGGCTCGTCCCATCACCCAGCCATCCGCAAAGGTCGATGCGGTAGGCCAGGCTGGTGGCGAACTCGGTTGCGACAGCGTCGGCCAGCGACACCAGGGCATCCTCGACGACCTCGGTGCTCATCCGGCAGCCGACCGCCAACTTCTTGGCGACGAGCGACACGTTGCCGTAGGTCGGCTCGCTCTCGGTGATGCTGGAACCCTCGCCCACGAAGTAGGCCGTCGTGCCGGACAGCCGCTTCGGGATGACCATCGTGTCGCGGGTCATCGAAACGCTCTCGGCGGCGCCGGGGAAGGTGCCGTAGGTTTCGACGAGCCGGATCACCCGGTTGGCGAACTCCTCGGGAACCA